TGATGTATTTGAACCAGTGTCAACATCACCATAAGCAAAGATATCTACTGTTCCTATGTTAAATGATGCTGATTGACCTGTTAATCCAACCTGCATATCAACAACACTTACTGATCCAACACTAGCACTAAATGATACACCAGTTAATCCTAATGTCATATCATTAGGATCTAAAGTTCCAACACTAGCTGTAGCTGATTGACCTGTTGGTTGTGCTAATGCACCACCTAACCCAACAAGAGAACCTTCTTGAGCCTCCATAGATAAACCATCAAACTGAGCAGTGGCATTTGGTATTGTAAGAGAACCTAAAGATGAAGTTACTAGTTGTCCAGATAAAGATACTTCTTGTTCTGATATTCCTGTAGCTGTTCCTTGCGAAGAAGTTATAGCTAGTCCAGAAGGTTGAACCGTATCATTTGGAGCAAATGCAGTTCCTTGAGAAGCAGTAAAAGATACACCTGTTAAACCAACTGTTAAATCATTAACACCAGGAGCACCTATCGCAGAGGTTATAGATTGACCTGTTAATCCAATTGACATCTCTGTTGGTGTAATAGAACCAACAGAAAAAGTTGCTGACACTCCATCAAAACCAACTCCTATGTCTGGTAAACTTATTGAACCAACAGAAGGTGTAATTGATTGTCCTGTTAATGTTAAGTTAACATCATCAACAGTTACAGATCCAATACTAGATGTAATTGATAAACCAGATGGTTGAGCAACAGCATCGGATAATTGACCCCACTCGTCTTCACTCCAAGATTTAGCACCCCAACCTGTTTTTAAAGTTACGGCTTCATTCCAATTAGCCTGTCCCCAGGTTAACCGGCCCCATCCTGAAGTCACCGACATGGTTGACCTCCTATGCTAATCTGATTATCGCGTTACTTGCGTCTGCTGCTGGAAACTCTATTTTAAAAGTTCCATTACTTGCTGTTTTATCACCACCAAAAGCTATAACTGCAACAGCATCAGTAGTGCTTGAACCACCATCTGTTGTTGTATTATAAATTAATGCACCATTTGCAGTAAAAGATGCAGAAGAATAAGTTACGTCTGCAAAGTCAACGAAAGCTGTTGTTGATGATAAAGATACACCATTGTTTGTAAGTGTAGCTCCACCTGCAGAGTATGCAGATCCAGATGTGTTTGATATTTCGTTTGATGTTGAATAGTCAGTAGTCGCTGCACCCAAAGAAGCTGAACTTGTAAAAAGAGCAATCTTAAAAGTGTGTCCACCTGAAGATTCAAAACTGTGTTTACCTTGTAAAAGCTCTTGTTTAAAGCTTGAACATATTGCTGATGATATTGCCATAATAATCTCCTACGGGTTTGCTGAGTTTACTGGTATTCTAACTGCTCCGTCTGTGTAGTCGTCTCTTCGTCTTCTACCAACTTGCTCGTTAGCAAACTTCTGTACCTCTTGTTTATATTTATTTTCATACAAAGTCAACATGTCTATCGGGCCTTTTAAAAACCCATATGCCTCTGATAAACAACAATATAACAAACCATTTGGAAAGTTAAGACTAATATAATTAGTGTCATCATTCTCTAAAAGATCAGGGGCTTTGTTAAAATGTATTCTAAATCTATATGTTGTGTTTGGTGTGGGAGCTACAAATATTCTTCCTGATGTAGTATCAGACTCTCCTGTAGCACCTCCAAACATAGCATAATATTTAGGTTGACCTTGAGCAGCGGAGGTTCCGGTTACATCCTGATACTCTTGTAAATAAGTTACGTCTTTTTTCTCTAACCATCTATTAGCCCCTGTAATTTCAGATCCTGCCGTATCGTAAACTTGTATACCTCTAACAAACACACATCCTGCAGGAGCGTTTATAGACTCTTGTCCAGCAACAAAATTACCTAATTGTTGTTTTCTATCTGCATCGATAGGCACATCTCTAAATATTCTGTATTGTGCATTTAAAATTATATTTTCTAAAACAGCGTCTGTTAAAACATTTGAGTCTGTTTCAGTATAACTTCTTATTTGTGTTTTTAATCCTGATGCGCTTAATCCTGCCATTATGCCGTTACCGTGACTGGTCCTGCTGATGCAAAACCGCCTCCTCCTTCTTCACTTATACTAGATGTTGTGCCTGTTGCAAAGGTATAATTATTATCATCTACTTTAGTTATGGTGTATCCACTTGAATTATTTATTGTTGCTGCTGCAACACCACCAACATTTAACGCATCTCTAAATCTAACTGTGTCAGAAGTTGATCTACCATGATTAGGTTCATTGACACTTATAGTTGCCGATCCAGATGTTGTTGTAAATGCATTTAAAGGTAAAATATTAGGCACAGCTGTTTCTATTCTATCGGGTCTAACATTACGTAAAGATATAGAGTCACCATTCATAGGTTTTGGTTCTAATTGTGGTTGTTTTGGCTCAAACTCTGATACATGCACAAATGATCCATTCCATTCTCTAACCATTTCTTTATATGGAAACTCCATACCAGATCTATCTGATATTGCTTTTGCGTATTTTCCTGTTGCGTACTTTGCCATTATGCTCCTGGGTAATATGCTTTTGGTGTTATGTATGTACTAGAAGCAGAGCCATCTTCTGCTAATGCTCTAGCTAATTCATCTTCATAAGCTAATTTTGTAGCTTGCATAAGTTGTGGTTGATACTTTTGTGATAAATAATATGCCAATCCAGATATCATACAAGGCACAAATCTGAACGGAACATCTGTTGCATTCGTATAATCACCAACATCTTGTATCCTTTTTATATAATAAATATGCATATCTTTAGATGCATTTGTAGAATCTGGTGTTGGATAAATATGTATTCTAACTTTATCAATAAATCTCTCTACCCAATATTGATTAGGTGTGCCTTTAGATAATTTATTAGAAAAACCTGCATAAGTAGATCTATCTACCTTCGTCATCGGACTATCTGATTGTGTAGTTTGAGTTCTATTAGATCTTAATTGTGCTTCAAGAACATCGGATATACCGTAAACATTTGCTGGTGTAGAAACAGCACTTGTGCCATCATCACTTGATCTAAAAAAATCATAGTCTGATTGTCCTTCAATTAAGTCGATATTAAGATCTGCTATTTCCCAGTAATGAATACCTCTATTACCCCATTCTTGAAATAAGATATTAAGAGATCGTCTTGCAGATTTAAGTTGATAACCTGCAACATTTTGCAATCCAATACGTTCAAAAGCGTCTTCTACTATTTCATCAATAGCAAAAGTTTTATCGAACGTTGTTGTCCCCGAAGTAGTATTAGCCATTTAAACTCCTACGATTCGTAAACTTTAATCCATTCACAAACGACTGTTCCAGTGTCTCCTGATGTGCAAGCTGGTAAAGTAAGATTTACATCTCCTGTGTAACTGCTAGCTTCATTATTTTTTAAGCCACCAAAAGATGAATAATCGTATTCCATTTCACCTGCTAAAGTTTGAAATACTACATCTGATCCACCCCACACCATTCTAATTGCATCAGCTGGTGCTGTTACAGAAACGTTAAAACTAACTTTATTAAGTCTTACAGTTTTACAAGTTTTACCATTGTTTGAATTTAAACCAGAAACATCAACTATTCTAGTTGTGCTACCTGTTCCATCTGAAACCACATTGTAGTGTGTGATTAGTTTTTTTGCTCCGTCAAATACAGTTGTATTTAATACTGTGTCTGCCATGTGTTGTCCTCCTTTTAAAGGACGCCTGCATTACCAGGCGCCCCGAGTTAATTTAATTATTACGCTGCCCAAGCAAACGCGCCTTTAACTGCTAAAGGATCTTTAGCTGAGTCAAGACCTACGTGCCACAAACCTTTTGTTGTGCAAGAAAAGTATAAAATACTTCCTATTGTAAAAAAGTTTGTAGTTGCGTTAGCTGCAGTGAAAACTAACTGACCTTCGCCTGCTGTTGATGTATCGTAAGATACATTATCAGCTGCTCTAGTTTCAATTAAACTACCTGTAACCCATGCATCTGTTCCATCTGCATTGATAGTTAATGTGTTAGTTCCTCCA